GGGCAGGAGTGCGACCCCCTCCCCCTATACCAATGTTCAGTCTGTCAAGCAATTGACCTTTACACTAGTTTATACACCTCTAACGTATCGTTCTCCAGTATCTCGTTGACCACTTTATTGGTCAGTTGATTAACGATGAGCTCATCGTCTAAGTCGTAAGTAGTTTCCATAATTAATAATCTTGCAATGTATTCTTCAGTGTTGTAACCATTCTCGACGTCCCACATCTTCCAGTTATAGTAATCTTTCTTAGGGTTATAGGGGTTGTCTTTTGTGGTTAGAACTAGGGTATCATCTATCATGATTTCTTAAGCTCCTCTCTGAGAACGGTTGAACTAACGCCCATAACCTCAGCTACTTCTGCGTATGTGTAACCTTTACTTAGCAGGCTACTAGCTCGACTCACACTAGACCCACTTAGTTTTCTAGATTTAGGGGATGCTAAATCTCTAACGATGTCCATGTCAGCGTTTCTTAGAATCTGATCAAGCTTGGTTGACGATACTGCACGGGCTTGAATAGCTTCCCATTCGCTATTAGTTATCTTAATTCTAGCAGTTTTAGCATCTGAACCTACGGTTTCTCGGGCTCTAGCTAAAGATCGGTGTTTTAGTTTCTTTTTGTCATCTTTGTCCATATCGGGCTTAAGGTTAGTATAGTATAGGTGGTTAGTTAGTATCTGGGCCTGTCTTTCACGGGGGGCGTTTAATAACGCTTTATTAAGTTTAGAATTTAATGATTTGACTTCAGGCTCGTATACTTTCGCTGCTTCCTTCGAATATTTAGGGCGGGGGATAGTTTTTGAAACTTTAGTAGCTTCGTTCTTTATCCCAATAACGCCCTTAATATAACCACTGTATAACTCTTCTCTTGCTGTATTAGACGAGTATCTATCAGGGTCAAATGATTTGTTCTTTTTAATATACCCATCAACCACGTCTTCAGACACACCTAGTTTCTTAGATATTTCAGGAATACTTAGACCTTTTTTTAACACTTTGCCATTCTTACCTACAATGTCTTTACCTAACTGTCTAGCGGTATCACCTTGCGAGATGTCTATTTTTCTTTTAGACCTAGAGATCAATGTCGATGCTCCTCTTGAAGTTTTACCGGTGTCTGGGTTGATGTGTGTCTGATATTTTCTAACTAATGCTGATATGCCGTTGTCGATGGCAGATTGTTTATAATCTAGATTATGTTTCTCACTATCAATTACTACCATAGAGTGTTTAACTGCTCTAGCAAGTTCTGATGGCGTTGCGTCTTTTATGGTCATATCTGTTATTAGATTGGATACTAATCCCATTTGAGTTTGTTTACTTTTAGGCGATATAGTTTTACCAGTATTGATCAGTTTACCAGTTTTAGGATCTTTAACATGAATGTTTTTAGAAGATTCGGGACCTACTTTATACACTTCTGTAGGTTCGAAGTTCTTTAATTCTTTAAGACTTCTACTAGTCTTAATTTTGTTTCCTCTGTTAGGGATAACTAATACTGTATCCCCATCAAAGTCTGCGCCTGATAACTTCTGTGCAACTGATGGATGAATACCAACGGCATCTGGAGAATCAGTTCCCATTATTTTTCTAGCTAATGTATTTTTATTGTTAACTACTAAGTCAGGTATCTCGAATACACCACCATGCGGGTGACGAACTAATACAACACGTTCACCATCTTTATAATTAGGGGCGTATATCTCATCGGCGTTCATGTCCGGGAAAGGTAATAAAACGTGACTTTTAGTCCCAGGTAATCCTTTAGCTTTTAAATGTTTAGCTTTAGAATCTAAACTTTCAATGTATTTATCCATTAGATGTTTTCGAACTATAGGATTGGTCATTTCGTTAATACTGTCGAATTCTTTTCTTAAACTTCCATAGGTATCATCTAATCGTTCTTTTATGAGTTTTAGTGGTTGTTTAGATAGGAACTGAGATGACATTTTAGTTGACCAAGTGTCCCATTCGCCCTCTTCATTAACTATATTCAATGCGCCCTTTTGACGAACTATATTAGCTCCAAACGGATTGTCCATATCGGCTTTCATTTTCTTTAACACTTCTTCTTTAGGTACGTTTTTACTCTTATTAGTGTTAAATATGATATCCACTCCATCTGGAAAATTACCAATATCGGAGTATGCGGCCATACCCTTTAAATATAGATCTTCTCCTGCTGCAATACGAACTTGTGCGTATCTACTTTTACCCATATCTAAATCTTCAGTACCAGGTCGTAATTCAATAAGTCCGTCTTTTAGATCGCCGCCGTCTTCAGAATATCTAACTTTAATTCTATTAAGATCAATATGGATAGGTGGGTCGATGTTACTTATTTTACCATCTGAATCTATCTGGGTTTGTAAAGTCGATACTTTATGGGAGTTCTTACGAGTACTGTCTAAATCAGCATCTTTAGTTAGAACTTTAACAGTAGTATATTTACTAGGATCACTTAATCTTTGAATATGAACTTCATGAATATGGTATCCTTCGTCTTCAGCCATTTTATTAACTACTGCGTTAAGTTTAGTTCTAGAGATTCCTAATTGTCGTTCTATACCTACACCGACATCTAAATATCCTGTTTGATCTACCCCATTACGAACAATTTCAGACACCTGGTCTAACTGCATCGTTTTATGGTTCTCAGCAGCCGGGTCTTTCTTTTTGTAATTACGAATAGTAGCTTCAGAAACTCCCAATTTATCGGCCATAGCCGTATTGCTCATACCTGTTTTCTCTAAAGCTGAGACTTGATTTTTTATAAACTCTCTGTGTTCTTTATTAGCCCAAGTAATATTGTTTCTCAATTGAGTAGTATTCATACCTAACTCTCTAGCTATGTCGATATCTTTTAAACCTTTAGCTCTAAGCTCGTCAACGTCTTTTAAGAACTGATGTGAACTATTTCGCTGTAGTGGATCGCTACCACTACCCCAAGGATATCGTCCGGACTTCCTTTTAGTACCGTAATGTAATAAAGTGTCCAATGAGGGCTTTTGCATCGATACCTCTCCTATCTCATCTGTTTAATATTTTCTAATATAACGTCAAATTCAATTATTTTGTCCATAATTTCTTGAATATAGAGAGGTTCTGGTATACTTACCTCGAACCCATTACCCTGATAAATACGTGTTTCGATTTGAATGGTTCTAGGGTCTACTCCATATTCTAGACAGAATAAAGCTGCGTAAATGTCCAATTGTTTAAATGAGGGTTTGGTTATTCCCGTTTTTAAATCGTGTATTCTAAGTAAGTTATCTTTGAAACTTATAGCATCTGCTGTACCGAATGAGTTAGAGCTGTAAAATAGAACTTGTTCAGATTCCATTTTATAACCTATAGCGTCGTTAACGAAAAGATGTAGAGCCTTTTTCATGTTCGCCAGTTTAACTCTGTTTTCGATTGCTACGGATGCGAAAGCATGCAATACAGTACCTAATTCTTTAGATTTCTGGTTGTTATATACTGCTTCTAATTTTTCAGGTGTATAGTTTAACCAATGGTAATTGGATGGACTTAGGAACGAGTGAGCGTCTTTAATGTCCGAATGATTGTTGAAGTTCATATAATACCTCCTCTTTATTTTCAGGGTATATAAATCTAGAGAATGACATATCATCCATAGTAGATACATAATGCTCCTGGTTAGGTCTATGGGAGGCTTTTTCATGTTTCTTAACTTCTAAAGTAGCCCATTTATCTTTCCAGAATATAGTTAGATCAGGCATCCCTTGTATGTAATTAGGGTCGTTCTTTAATACAACGCATCCTGGAAACAAATCTTTAAGTTCTTTTATCAACTCTGACTGGAATTTACTTTCTAGTTTTGAAATGATATTCCCCTCCCTTTCAACCATGCGCTTTCATTGAAGCGCTCTTTTGTTTTTATAGCTTTATATACCGATTTATCAATGTCCGAATTAGATGTTAAGAAATAATACTCTAAGTCTGTAAATTCTGTATTCATTCGGTCTATTCGACCTTCTGCTTGTTCTGTTATTTTAAAAGAATAGTTTAAAGAATAAAATAAAATGACGTTGGTAGTTATACAATTCCAACCTTCGGCTCCAGCTGTATATTGGACAAAATATAACCATTTATCAGTATTTGGTAACTCTTCATGTGCGTGTCCATTCCATTGCCAATATTCTTTCTCTAACTGGTTAGCGATTGATACTAGTATATCGAGCTCGTAGTTATAGTTGTAGAATATTATTAACTTATCGTAAACGTCCATATAAAATCTAGCATTAAGAATTCGATCTTCGTCTGTAGCTACGATTTTCCTAAGACATTGTAACATCTCTGAAGCGTTCTCTATAGGCTTATCTTCAAAAGGGTTCCAACGAGTCTTTAATACATTATCATATTTAGATATATCATATTTAGATTTTATCATTTTTCTATGTCTAGTTGTACTTCTTTTAAAAGTCATGGGTATTAATATATACCTTCTATATCTAGCGAGCTTACCTTCATTATGATACCTTTTTATTTTAGGATACTTAACCCATTGATCGTATTCTACATGTTGATCTATAAAGTCTGTTTTATTTCTGTAAAAACCGTTGGCTATAAAGACCACCATATAATCCATCCACGTATCTCCTGGGGTTGCTGTAAGTAGAATCCATTTATTGCGTTTAGCAATTTTAATAAACGACTTACCCCATGTTCGGTAACCGATGGCTCGTTGTTCATCAAAAATAAAGAAAGCGTCTTCGACCCAAATATAATTCTTAATATTGTTCCAAGAATCGACAACATTTATACTCACGCCTACTTTTTCCGCTTCTTCTTCCCAATCACCAGTGTCCCTTTTCTTTGCGGTCGTGATCACGTATAATTTCTTGTCTGGGAAATGTTTTTTATAAAAAACTAAGGAGGTGAGAGTTTTACCGCTCCCAACTCCTCCGTTTAAAATAGACCCGCTCTTCATTAAAGTTAGGGCTTTCTCCTGGTGTGGTCTTAGTTTATAAGCCATACTTTTGGGCAAATCTATCTGCTACAATAGTAAAGTACCCAGACTTAAGATATGCTTTAATACCTGAGTTTCTGTTAACAGACCACTCATAAGGTCGAAGTACTAGGTCAACATTCTCGATCTCTGCCCAGTCCAACATTGCCACTTCATCTTCTGTGAGACGGGTTGGTTGTTCATTCGAGATAAGAAACACATTTGCTGGATAATAATCAAATCCTACAGATACTTGTAAATGTGGGTCACGACTCGGTTCGTCCGGATCGACCGCGTCTTCTCTGTCTTTAGGGAATTTAACATTCCAACCTTCGGCTGCTAGTTGCTCTGCGGTTTTCTGGTCTAAGAATACTGCAAAAGAACGTTCTCCTTTTTTGTTGTACATTCCTTCTCGCCCTTCGAAGTTTCTAAATCCAATTTTACAAGCTTCTAAACTTACTGGTTTTACTGCCATTTTTCATCATCCTCCTAAAATTTTTGAAAAAAAAATAGAGTTCGAAAACGCGTCAACTTTTTCATGACTGTTTAACGAATAGATTACTTTTCATAATCGTTAAAAACGCTTTCTCCTCTATCATAGGGTATGTTTTTTTTGCGAATTGATTAACTACATAAAATTTCGTCTACGTTATAAGCTTTACTATTTTCGTCATCGACTTTTCGCAACCCGTCTATCATAACGGATGCGTCGCCTACTTTGTCAATGGCTTCAACTGCTTTGTCTACTAAGTTCTTATAATATGTCATATCTACATCTTTCTTGTGTTTCCAATCTTTTGATAATCTCCATCGATAACCTTTAGTGCCAGATATAGAACCTTTCTTATCCTCTACTACTCGGAATACTTCATCACCTGTTTGACTAGCATAAAGTTCTGCGAGTCGACCAATAAACTTATCGCCTAAATATATAGACGCATTCTTAACTTCTTTAGTTACAAAGTAATCTTCAATCTCTAATGGTTCTTCGGTGAATAGAGTCTTGAACACATAAGGTTCTTGGAACTGTGCGCCTGTGGCGGTCCATTGACCGATCTTTTTACCTTTAGGTTCCCAACCCACTTGACAAACGTATGTGGATTTGTTAACTAATGCTAGACGAGAATATGTAGCCTCGTGTTCGAATACATATCCATACTTCTCACCAAACTCAAATACGAAGTCGATGATCTCTTGATTAGCATCTGGGATCTTAATAGAATCGGTCTTGATGTGAGCTACGGTATAACCCTTCTCTTGGACAGCATGTTTCAATTCAATCATAAATAACGCTCCGCGTTTAGCTACAATGTTATCGTCGTTGTCAGGATGACGGAATGAATTCTCGAACTTAGCACTGGTTAATCCGTATACTGAGTTGATAGCTGTTTTGAGTCCGGTTGAAATATCCGTAAGCGTAATATCAGGCTGATCTAGAATTTCTTTCAGTCGACCATCGAACATCTTCATTAGCGAATCCATGTCCTCATGCTTCGCATGTAGTCGTCCTTCCATCAAAGCTTCGAAGTTCTTAGTATATGGTCCGAACATATTCAACTGAATAGCTGATGTTGGGTGCATGGACGCGATATCAAGCAATGCTACGTTGGTATATACTCCCGGTTCTGCGTATACGTATCCACCTTCACCAGGATCTTCACCTCGATATTCCGATTTACCATATGAATACTTATAACCAGGGAACATCTCAGATAAATCAGTATACACT